CAATACTATCAGTCGCATCCAAGTCATTAGGACTTACATACAGGATGTTCCCGCGAACGTTCTTTAAAAAATTCTCTAATCTGGAAAGACCCATGTTGTTATTCCAATCTTATATTGATGCGTTATGGATTATTTATAGTGTATATGAATCCAATATATTTAGTCTGCGGCTTCTGCAGTGTTTCCCTCGGCAACCCAGGCTAAGTATGTTTGGTAATCTGCATTAGCATCAATAAATGGAATAATAAGTTTTGTGCCATTTGATTCCTTTGTAACCTGATCAACAACTCCTGTTAATGGGTTCTTACCTAATTTGTAAATTGGATCTGTTGGATATGCCATAATTTAAAGCTCCGCACTAAAGGCTAATTTTGAAGAGGCATTTGATGTAATAATCATCGTAGAATTTCCATCTCCACTCGCACTTACACCTTGTGAAGCATTTGCATTTAATGAAAACATATTTGGTTGAATATTCCAAGTGTTAGCCCAACTATCGAACTGGTCATATCCTCCAGCATTGTATACTCTATAATAATTAGTTCCTGTTGCTTGCACCACTGTTGGGGTGGTTCTCATCGTCACTTTTGGATAAACCATAAGGAATATATCATTATTTTGATATACAGTTGCTTGTCCTATAACTTTATTATCACCATCAGCATGCACATAATAATAACGTTGGCAACGTGCAAGATCCTCACCATAAGGAACATGCTCGAAGGGAGTGGCCGCAGTTCCCATTTCTAATTGACAATCTGCAATCTCAAACCAATCATTTACACCAGCAGTTCCAGTTGGAGTGTAATTAAACAAAACAGTTACCTGTGTTTTATCTGAAGGAATATCAAAAGTAAGAGTATGACTTGTATCAGTTTCTAACAATGTAAAAGATTGACTAGAGGAATTAGTGTTTGTCATTCCAAAAGGATTCTCATCAGTTCCCTCTCCAGCATTTATACTACAATTTATTGTGTTGCCCGATCCAGAGAAATCAGCACCTCTTTTTGCCTTAAAACTAAGTATAACTGATTGACCAGCTAACCTTAATGAATTTAAAGTTTCTATTCCTTGACCAAATCCATGATTATTTGTTTGGCTATTGCCATTAGTTCTATGCATTCTTAAGGCCTTTCCACTAGTTGCATATGTTGCATCATCTATTCTTGATATTGTAAATCCAGAGGGCCCTCCAAAAGTTCTCCATCTATCAACAACATAATTATTAATTGTAGAACTTGATGTGCCTCTTTGAGCTATTTGATAACTGGAGTTGATTAAAAAATTACGATTAGTGAGTGGTTGAGAGTTTACTATATTTGTTGATTTTACCGTAGTTACAGTGCATATTCCAACAGGGCCTACTTGAAAAGCACCATTTCCTATGTCTAAATTAGTCTTAGGTTGTGTGCTAGCTATACCAACATTACCAGCAGAGTCTTGATAAACTCCACCAGTTCCGCTTCTATGTAACCAACCTTCAAATCTAATGTCTGACATTTTTATTACTTTTTAGTTATTTATCAATGTTATGCAGCATTCGTTTCATAGAAGAAATTGCCGTTAAGTTCGTTGTCAGCATCTGGAAAAGTAGATACAGTTAAACTAGTATGACTATTGCCATCACGATTAGTAAAAATTCTGAAAAAATCATTATTACTAGAACCCACATTTGCAAATATACTCGCATTATAACTTGTGCCATCTACGTTAACATTGCTTAATTCAACGTGACCTGTAACAATTCTACCTGTTGCAGATTTGATTGTGTAGGGTAATCCCCTAACGTACAATGTGTTACTTCCAGTCATTCCTGTGGTATCAATAGCTTGCATACGCCATTGTACGAATACTAAATTACCTATTCTTGTATACCACCCACTTCTTTCACCATAACTTCCAGCTACATTGCCACCAGTGGAGGCATCTGCAACCACAGGTGTCCATGTGCCCTCTTCATAACGAGTTAAAATTTCTCCTGTGGTAGTTGCACCAGTAGCAGATGTGGTTGTTTGTTTTGGGTGTAGACCTGAAGCAGTAATAATACCAGATACTCCAACATTACCATTGTCAGCAATTGAAACTGCCGTTCCAACTTTTAGCCCACCAGTAAGAGTAGAGACACCAGAAACACTTAACCCATCCGTAACATTAACGGTTGGGGTATCTCCTGATAAAACTGTATTAACCTTGAGTGTGCTCATTTTTATGCCTTTTTGTTATTTAGTCTGCGGCTTCTGCCGTATTTCCCTCGGCAACCCAGGCCAAGTATTCTCGGTAATCTTTATTTCCTTCGTCAATCGGAATCCCTGCTCCGTCTGTTCCACGAAGAACACCACGAAGAACTTCTCCTCCGAATGAATAGTCTTTTACTAATTTGTAAATAGGGTCTGTTGGGTATGCCATAGTTTAAAGCTCCGAATCCATTTTAATATTTGTGCCAGAATTAGCACACGCACCAGCTATTCTATTGTCAGTTCTACCAGAAAAACCATTTAGTGTTCCTCTTAAAAGCACTGAATGTGATGGATTATTTGAGGTGCTGAAAGAAGCTGCGACTAAAGCTGTTCCATCATTATTAGCACCACCATTATCTCCATGCCACATATGATAAGTAATACCACTAGCAATAGTGGGTGCTGACCTCATGGGAACTGCCAATGGAATTGATACATTTCCCATTTGTGTCGAACCATTAGTCGAACCCATTAATATTGTACTCATTGATATTTCTTGATAATATCTCTGGCAACGTCTAAGTTCATCTGCAGTACTGCGGTGCTCGAATGGAGTGGCCGATGAGCCAACTTCACATTGAACTCCTGTCAAGAAGAATTGATTACTAACAGTGTCAAATAAGTTACTTTGACCAGAAACTCCCACTAACGGACTCGCTGCTGTCCAAGTAGTAATCTCACTTAATGCATCATCTGGGCCAACTGCTAAACTCCAAAATAGTTGTAATCCATAATCAGTAGTATTTCTTATGCTATCTGTTTGTGAAGCACCATTTGGTTCAAATGTAAATATAAATCGTTGCCAACTATCAGTGACAGTAAAACTTCTAGTTTGTTTTGTTCTTCCATTACTAGCTCCAAAATAACCAAGCATAAAACCGAAAGTCTGACCAGAATTTGCTGATGCTGATTTTGCATAAAAACTAACAGTTATAGGTTTTGCACCTGAACTACCAAATCCAAAGTCTTGAACATCCAGACCTTCTATAAAAGTAGATAAACCACCATTATGACCACCAGTGGGAGTGTTTGTGGCATCACATTGAATTTTAAGTGCATTTGAAAAACCAATTGGGTGATCTGTTACTTGAGTTGCATCAGCTGTTATATTAAAAGAACCACCTTGATCACTCGTAAATCTATCAACTGTGTATACCTCAGTAGCTGATAATTGAACGGAGGAAGTTCCATTTCTTTGTGAAATTATCATCCCACCATTTATGACCTTGTTCCGATGGGAGAGTGGTTCTGAGTTTACTATATTTGTTGTTGTAATAATACCACAAGTGACATTACCATTGGCATGTATGGTTGCAGCAGTTCCTACATTCAATCCAGAGGTAGCATTAATCGCACCAGTAGCGTTAATCGCACCAGTGGCATTAAAATCACCTCTAACAGTTCCAATACCCAAAGTATTAAAATTGCCCGTTGCTCCGTCAAAGGTAATTCCAGTTCCAACTCGTAAATTCGCCATTTATCGTAAAATTCCTTTTTTTGTATTTATGCTATTAATAGGGTAGAACCTGATTCAATAGTTATCCCAATTCCAGTGGCAATTGTGACTGGGCCTATTAATAAGCCATTTTTCCCTTCTGGTAAAGTTAGATGTTTATCTATTTGTTGGTCAGTCATCACAAATCCATCAAAAACCGAAACATTACCATGTGCTTGAACTGCTCCCTCTGACGTAGCAGCACCAGCAGCAGTTCCTTTGAGACCTGTGGTGTTGATACCAGCAGTTTTAATTGTTGATACACCAACAGCAGTTTCTGTCCACACACCAGCTGCTACACCTGTTAATTGTGAACCATCTCCAACAAACTTATTTGCGGTAACTATTCCAGAATGAGTTGCATTACCATTCGCGAAGATTGTGTGTGCAACACCTATGTTGATTTGACCTGTAGAATGAATTGTAGCAGCAGTTCCTACCTTAAATCCATCAGAGGCAGTTACAACACCAGATACATTAATCGAAAGTCCTTCAACAGTTAAAGAACCATCAGCTGCATTTATTAGATCAGTATTTCCATCTATGCGAATACCCATTTTAACTCGCGATACTTTTTAGGTATTTATAAAAAAACTAATAGGGCAAAAAAATTGGCGGGATTTTTTTCCCGCCTTTTTGTAAGCT